CTTTCAGTCCGTACTCGAAAAACTCGGTCGTGACGTTTCCTTGGCCGCTCATCTTTCAGAACGGTCTGACTCAACAGCGCACCGTATCGGCTCCCGACCGCTTCCGCATTGGCGTTCGTCCGCGTCGAGCTTTGCGATAACCCTGACGTAACCTTTAAGGAGGACTAAATACAATGGCACTTGGCTCAGCTCAAATGACAACCACAACTCAGGCGAATTTTATCCCTGAGTTCTGGGGTCCGTTCACCATCGTTGCGACCGAAGCGAAACTTGTCTTCGAGCCGTTGACGTGGGACTGGACTCCGGGTCTGGACATGAAAAAGGGGGACATTATCCACATCCCCGGCGTGAGTAACCTCACGTCCAACGCAAAAGCGGCAAACACTCAGGTGGTGCTGAACGCGCCCACCGAGGACGTGACGAACCTGACCGTGAACAGGCACGATGAGTGCTCGTTCCTCTTGGAAGACATCACGAAGGTTCAGGCGAGCTTCAACCTTCAGCAGCTCTACACGCAGAAGGCGGGCTTCGCTATCGCGCAGCAACGCGACACGCGCATCGTGAACCTGATCCCGTCTCTCACGCAGATCGTCGGAACTGCGGGCGTGGACATCGGCGATCAGCAAATCCGCGATGCCATCGAGCTGCTCGACTTGGCGATTGCGCCGGATGAGGACAGGCACTTGGTCCTCTACCCGACCCAGAAAAACGCGCTCTGGGGTATTGAAAAATACTTCCGCGCGGACATCCGGGGCAACGGCGTTTCCCCTGTCGTGAACGGCAAGTTCGGAGAAATCTACGGGATCAACACCTATGTGACGACCAACATCACCACATCGGGCGCTCCCGCAGCTCGTCTGAACGTGCTCTTCCAGCGGCAATGGGCAGCGACCGCTAACCAGCTCGGCGTGCGCACGCAGGCGGATTACATCCTGGAGTATCTCGGCACTCTGGTGGTCAATGACCGCATCTACGGCGAGACCACGGCCCGCTCGACGTTCGGAGTTTGGATCAGAAGCTAATCATTGATTGAAGCGTTGGGAGGGTTTCTAGGCCCCTCCCGCCTTCATTCACGGAGGAGGATGCTCATGCGAATTTGGATTGAACGCTTAAAAAACCTCGCAGGATACATTCGCGCGCGCGGAGAGCATTGTTGCCCGCGCTGTTGGCATGTCGCCTACAAGCTCTATCACCACAAAGAGTGGTACTGCGACTACTGCCCTGGCCGAACAATGCTTGACGCTCCCTCTCGGCTTCTTTGGGGAATTGGTTCATTGGCCAACTCTTCTAGCGGCAAGATGAGCGCCGCTCATTATGACGACATCTCGCGCAGACGTGTCTGCCCTGAAGATGGGAGGTCCGTCTATCGGGACCGGGGTAGCAAATCCATCGTGGTGAACAAATGACGCTGATTCAAGCCTTAAAGCTCATTGCCCAACGCGCGGACATCGCACTCAGTTCTGCCGTCAAAGAAGACGAGACGGCCCAGGACATGCTGACGGCGCTCTTTAACCTGCGCATGAAAGATTTTAACGCGCGCTATCCGTGGCCGTGGCTGGAGAAAACGACCACGCTCCAGACGGTAACGAACTATGAAACGGGAACCCTGTCCGTGATTCAGGGATCGAGAACGGTGACGGGCACGGGCGCGGCGTGGACCACCGCCATGAAAGGCAGATTCTTGAAGCTCACGCGGGAGAACGAGCTTTACGAGATTCTCGATGTCCCGTCTTCAAATACGCTCACGCTTAGGGAACCCTATATTGGGTCCACGGCATCGGGGTTGACCTATCTTATCTGGAAACGCTATTACGACCTGAATCCCGATCTCGACTTCACATCTAACGTCATGCTCTGGCAATGGCCGTACCGCTCGACTCCTTTCCGCCAGACGCGGCTGCACTATCTTTACAGGCAAGCCTACTTGCCAGGTTTCCCGCTCACTTGGGCCTGGGCGAGGATCAATCGCTCCTCGGCCATCTACTCGACGGGAACCGTAAGCGGTTCAAAAGACTCGCGCGTGCTCACCGGAGTAGACACTTCCTGGGTCGGCAACGTCTTCGACGGAAACGAGATCACGATTAGCGAGAATACTTACAACATCGAGTCGGTCGATTCGGACACGCAGATCACTCTGGCTCAAAAGCTATTAAGTAAAGTCGAGTCCGGGACCGCTTACACAAGCGAGACCGGCGAGCGCTCGCAGATTATTCTTTCGACCACACCCAACCCCGCAACTAACTTACATCTCACCTATTCCAAGCGGACACATGACTTGAAAAACGAAGCGGACGTTATTCCCGTCTGGAACGGCTACGCGCACATTGTCTTAAACGCGGTCTACGGCGAGTTCTTGGACAAGCTGACAAGCGATAAGGCGTTCGCCTGGCTCACGATTTACGAGAAAGAAGTGACGGAAGCATGGAACACGCTAGTCTCTAAAAACGGAAACGACGAAGCGGGCTGGCCCATGGACACGCAAGCCCCGCCGGACTATCGCGCCGGGCTTTACAGTTAGGGAGGTGATACGACATGGCAACTAAACTCAATCTCTCAAATCTTGAAGGTGGACTCAAATCAATCGGAGCCAAGCCGGATATTGCATACGGAATTGCCGAAATGCAGTTTCTCCCAGCACTTAAAGAGGAGTTCCGTCGCAAATACGGGCGCGATCCCAACGACGCCGAGATAGAAGGACTCTTTAGCTCGATTGATTTTCAGAATCTATTCTCAAATATCGCAAGTGATAGGGGCAACAAAGCGTTTGAGCAGTTTAGAAGAACTCGAAGAGAACCCGGGAAAGTTGATGAGAGCGCGCGCGGAGACAGCGTCCGTTCCGCGCTCTATGAGCTTGGCCAGGAAATCTCCTCGAACCCGGCGGATATTGTGGCAAACTTTCGCAGCTTCCTCACGCCCACCTTGGATCGCATAAATGACCTCACCTTGGCTAAAAATGCGGAAATCAATCTTGCCCCCAACGAGGTAGCGCAGATTCTTTCCATAGCGGATTCTGGTGAACGACAAAAAGTTCTTAATTCCTTCATTAAGGCTGGAAAAGAAAGGGGAGTAAACGAATTTCTTACCGCTCTTCCCGGCAAGCAGGACGCGTCAATCAACGCCCTGGACAGAGCGCTCATGGGCTCGCAAACCGCTTTCTTCAATAGAAACTTACAGCCCTCTATCGAGGCAAGCCTGAATCGCAGAGGGTTGCTTACTAGCGGCTCCCTGGCCGAAGCACTCGGAGGGGCAGCCGCCAATCTCAACGCGGCGCGCGAGAGCGCCATCGCCCCGCTCCGTCACGGAGCAGGCCAAGAAGCTCTTAACAAGAGTTACGAGAATATTTTAAGAGGGGCTCTTGAGTCGGGGAAGAGCCTTTCGGACTCCATCGCCTTCGTGAATAGCCAAATCGCGCAAAGAAACCAAAATGAGTTCACGGCAACGCAAAGAAATCTCGACCGCGACTTTGAAAACGAAATGTTCAACAAAAGAACCTCGCTTGAATTGGAGATGGCTGGAGGAAAAAGCCCTTCTGGGCTCGACTATTTCCTCCAGTATGGTCTCCCTACGCTCACATCTATCGGCGGAACCGTCGCGGGTGGCTACTTCGGGAATAGAGCAGCCAAAATAGGCGCGGACGCACTTTCCGCGTACTTGGCAAGGAAATAAGAGGAGACGACCATGCCCACCCCTTCTTTCGACGATCTTTTAAGCAAGGCCCGGCAACTCGGCGAACGACGCGCAAGCGACCGCACTAACACCCTGCTGGCTCAAGGATTATCCGGGGCGGTGACGGGAATCCTCGGGACAAACGTCGCCCCAAAAGAGACCTACATGGGAGCGATCAACCAGGCAGGCGATCTCTCCGCATTGCCCGCTCCCGTCATTACGGGAGGAAATATCGGCGACTATCTTATGCGCCGGGTCATGGGAACACCAGAAACCCCCGTATTGGCTAGTGGGATGCTCCCGCTCAATCGGGACGAAATGACGACATTCGCTTTTAAAAAGTCGCTTGAAGACGCTAAAGACAATCGCGCCATACGACTCATGAACGCGCGCCTTGAAACCTCAAAAGACCTCGCCAAATATAAGGCCGCGCTCGCCACTTCGAGTTTGGACGCGCCCGCCGATCCGCTTCTGGTGGAACGCGCTTACGGAGATGCAGGGATCGACTCAACCGGAAAGCCCGCCCTGAGCTGGAGGGGACTGAACGCCTTGGTGAAAATGAGGGCGCTTGACCAGCAAGACTTCTGGAAGAATATTTTCGCCGAAACCATGCTCGGAAAAGACTTCATGGGTCAGGTAGACCCGGCGACCAAAGAAGCAGTCAGCGACAAGATTAAAAGTCGCGGAACTAAAACCAAGACGGTTAAAGAAGCGTTCACGCCAGCGTCGTCTGAGAAAATCCGCGTGCGCGAGAAAAGTTCCGGGCAGACGGGAACGATTGACGCCGCCGAATTCGATCCCGCTCTCTATGAGAGGATGTAATGCCATTTGTCCCTGACGCGCCCGCAAAGAAGCGAGCGTCTTCGTTTGTGCCGGACGCGCCCGTAAAAGAGCGCGCCTCCTCTTTTGTCCCTGACGCGACCCCGGAAAAACCAAAGACGCCAGGACTTTTCGGAACAAGAATCGGAGAAAACGACCCGCTCCTCGGCCTTCTCCGAAAACCAGCCGCACTTTCCCGTGAAGGATTCGCAAAGACGGGGGAGTTGCTTCACTCTATCAACCCTAAAATCCCGGCTAGACTGAGCGACATCCCGGACGCAGAGGGCACATCAGTCGTCGGGAATTTTCTTTCCAACCTCGTCCGCCGCGACGCCGCCGACATCTTCTTGCGAACCTCCGCCGACATGATCGAACCCGAGGCGGGAATTCTTGGAGCGGCAGGCGTTCTCGGCAAGCAGGCGCTCGGCACATCCATCGGGAAAGCCGCCGTGGACAAGGCGGCAAGTGCCATCCCAGCACCAATTAAGCGCATTTTTACTTACAGGTTCGGACAGCCTAAAACCTATCAAGAGATGGCCGAGGCCGCTCATGGGGAAATGCAAGTGGCGGGCGAAAAGGCTATTGAGGTCGGCAAAATCCTCTCAGCGGGACTCTCGCAAGAAGAGAAACTGACACTCGGGCAGCTCCTGCGCGGGGAAATCACTCCCGAAGGAATCCCAGGAAAACTTGTCGACATTGCCCGGCAAGCGCGCGCAACCATTACGGAAACCGGCGAATCCGCCGTGAGGGAAAACCTTTTAAAGCAGGACACGTTCTTGCATAACATGGAAAAATATGTGCCCCGACTTTATCGGCTCTTCGAGGAATCAAAGAATAAGGGACAAACATTTGCAGAATTCTTCGGCTCCAAACCCGCCCGTATCATCGGCAAGCGCTTTCTAAAACGCGACGACATTCCCGAAGATGTGAGAAGGCAGTTGGGAGAAATCCTGGAACCCGCTTATCCTGTCGCGCGCGGCATCGCTCAAGTCGGGCACGACGTGGCCCAAGCCAAGCTCTTCCGCAACGTAGCAGCCAACGCGGAGTGGGTGAGCAAGGAAGCCCGTGAAGGGTTTGTGCAGATGGCTGGCGACTCTAAAAAGTTGGGCGATCTTGCTGGCAAATGGGTTCACCCCGAAATTGCCCGCGACATTAACGACATTGCGGGTCTCCAGAAACCGGGCGGCTGGCAGCGGGACTTAAATGCGATCTTTGAAGAGTTGCCAGCGCTCGATCCGAAAAATTGGACGCAGCTCTGGAAAGCGGGCAAGACCGTAATGAATCCGGCCACGCACGGACGCAACATGTTTTTCAACTCGATCCTAATGGACCTGGGCGGAACCGACCTCACGCGCCAGCCGCGTCTCTTGGCTCAAGCCGCTAAAGAGATGTTTCAGAAAGGCAAGTATTTTGCGGAAGCGAAAGCGGCCAACCTTCTCGGGCACGAGTTCGCCGCGACCGAAATTTCGAAACTCCTCGATAACGGGCTCCCGGTTCCCGGGGCGTCCAAAGTCGCAGAATTCTTGAACCCGTTCAAGAGCTCTGCACTCAAGAAAATGGGGGAAGTCTACCAAGCCGAAGAGCAGCTCTTTAAGCTGGCCAAGTTTATCGACGAGCGCGAGAAGGGGCTGGCGGTGAAAGAAGCTGTCGAGCAGGCGGAGAAATGGCTTTTTAACTACCAGAAAGTTTCCCCGTTCGTGCAGAGAATGCGCTCATCCCCCATCGGAGCCCCCTTCCTCACGTTCACCGTTAAAGCGATCCCGCGCCTTGCGGAAGCGGCAGTCACGAACCCGCTTCGGCTCTACAAGTATGCCGTGGCGGCACAGGAGTTCGAGAATATATCTAAAGAGCGCCTGGGTCGAAGCGAAAAAGAATTTGGCCAAATCGAACGCGGGAAATTCGGACCCGGAGTCATGCTTCCAAATACGGATAAGGCAGGCAATCCGCAAGTGCTTGATCTCTCAAACGTGATCCCAGACCTCCCCGGAATGGAAGAGCGGGGCACGGCCTTCGGAGTCGTCCCGCCGTCTCTTGTCCCGCTCGGGATCGCCAAACCCCTGATTGAACTCATGGCGAATAAATCTTTCTTCACGGAAAAGCCAATTTACAAAAAAACAGACGAAAAATCCGAGAAGATAAAAAAGATTTCCGACTACCTTTACAAAGCCTGGCTCCCCAGCTTCGCTCCGGCCGTCCCCGGCGTCACGCGCGGCGGGTACTCCTATGATAAAGTCGTCTCCGCCGCAAAAGAGCGGCCAGATTATTTCGGCAGAGAGCGCGACTTGCCTACGACGCTCGCCGACGTTTTAACCGGAACTAAAATCTATCCCGTCACGCCCGAGATCGTGGAGCGCTTCGAGCAGTCCGACATTAAGAAAGAGGGCCAGGAAATCAAGGGAAGCCTCAAAAGTTTTCTCATGGACGCGCGCAGAACCAAAGAAGAAAAAGAGGCGTTCAAGCTGAAAAGCGAGAATAAGCTGAAAAAGTTAAAGGAGAAAGCGCGTGCGATGGGTTACTAAAGCACTCCTTTCGCTTCTTTTTGTCTTGCCCGTCCATGCGGCGACAGAAATACAGGAATCGCCCACGCTCCCCATGGGCGGGGGCTTGAACGTCAAGGCCAACCCCTCCGACATCGCCGACGAGGAAGCCAGCGCCATGAACAATATGGCCCCCAATATCCTGGGCTCGGTCGAAAAGAGAAACGGAACCGTGCGGTACAACACCCAGGCTGTTTCCACGCAGCCCTTCAACTCGCTCTATGTCGGCTATGCGCTCTCCAGCACGACCACGCGCGCGATCCTGGGAACTTCCGGGGACAGATTATTCGTCTCGACCGCTCCCGGACTCATGACGCTTATTTCAAGCGGTCTACCGCTCAACGCGCATTGGGCGTTCGCGGAACTGAACAATCAGATCATACTCACTCCGCAAGAATCGACCTACACGGTGCTTGCCTACGACATTCAAAGGGCATCTCTCCAAGCGTTAATTGGGCTTGACGCCTCCACGGGCTCGGTCCGCTGGTGGGGGAAGTTTCCACTGGTCTCAAAGAACTACTTTCTTTTGGCGAACGTAGCCGACCTCACCAGCGGATGCACGTTCTACCGCAGCCGGGTCGTCTACTCGCGACTGCTTGACCCCTCCTCTTTCACCTGGAATCGCTCCATCGACATTGATCCCGGCGACGGACAAGAGATCACGAATATGTGGGAGCAGGATGGTTCGGTCAAGATCGCCAAAGGCGACAAGATTTACACGCTCTCGTTTACAGTGCTTGACCCGAATCCAGACATAGGCGACCAGGCGGTCGCAAAGACCGTCTCTGGTTTTGGCGTGCTCGGCATCCGCACGCTTGCCACCGACGGGGTTTATGCGACATTCCTCGCCGGGGACGGCATACGGCTCTGGGACGGCGGGGGGCGCACCCGGCTCACGGTGAACGAGCAGTCGCGCGTCATCTCGGGCAAGATCGAACCTATCATCGAGCAGATCGTCCGCAGAAAAACATACGACAAATGCACGGGCTTCTACCACAAAAGAAACGGCTGGTATTTATTCTCATACGAGGACCCGGATTGGCTGCCGCGCGGACGCCCCAACCGCACGCTCGTCTACGACTATGCGCTTGACTCCTGGTTCCCGTTCAATTGGTCAGCGGGAAGTTTCGCTTCCCAGGACGGGCCCACCGACAACGACGAGCTGCTCTACGGGGACGCGGGCGACGGATATATTTATAAGGCTGACCTGGAAGATGAAGTGAACGACGCGCGCCAAGAGCGTTCTATTCACTCCATGGATAGGGCAAGCGATTGGTTAAGAGGAAACGCGGAGGGAGCGAACGTCCTCGAAGGAACAGGGTCTCTGCGCCTGTCCCTCACCCCCAGCGTTCTCACTTCCTCCGCGTCTTTAATGCGGGTCTTTAACTTCGGCGAATGGCCGGACGGGGCCCGTATCAGTCCCCAGGACAAGCTCTCGCTGAAGGTGCTCCCGATCTCGCGGAAAAACATATCGTCCATTCGCGTGGACCTTGAAGTTAATGACCGGGGTTCGGACTTTGACCAGAACTTTACATCCGTCACGATCACGTCCGCCACGCTCACGGCGGGCGACACGGCTTGGACGACCGTCGAAATAGCGCTTGGTTCCTTCACGATCCTTTCGGACTGGACAGACCTTGCAAGCGAGGATTTTCCTTTCGCCAAGACCCAGACCTTCTACGGTCTCCGCATCGTCATGACGGGCGTGGACAACTCAACTGCCTGTTTTGACGACATCCGGCTTGTCCAAGATATAGCGCGACCCATGAACGCCTACAGGACAAGCAAGCAGTTTAACTTCGGGACCGCGGCCAAGAAGCGCTTCCGCCAGGTGATCTTAAACGCGGAGACCTCTCCGAATACGGAATTCTTCGTGGACATCTATAACGACTTTGGCCAAGTCGCACGCCGCGTGCTTGTCTCAGGCGGCTTTGGCAAAGAAGTATTTGTCGCTGGATACCAAGGGCAAGAAGGGATCGCGAAGCTCTCAAGCGTGGACTTCTCCGTGCGCGCGTCTTCTTACGTGCCGTCTGCCAGCGCCGGAGCTTACCGGGCCCTGACCGACGACGAGAACTTTCTTTATGCCGCAGACCGCCACAATCAACAAGTCGTGAAGTGGTCAAAGACGGACTTCTCCACATTCATCGCGCGCGCGGGTTCTCTCGGAAGCGGGAACGGGCAGTTCAATAACATTGGGCAGATGTCGGTAGACAAGCCGCGCAACCTGCTTTACGCCACCAACATGCTGAATAACCGCGTGGACGCGCTCAGGTTAGACACGCTGAGTTTCGTGAAATCGTATGGGTCGCTCGGGATCGGTTCGACCCATTACCACGTTCCCACGGGCGTGGCCAACGACGCTTCTAACTTATTTGTTGGCGACGACGGTAACGCGCGCATCGTGAAGTCCGACATTAAAACCGGGGCCTTCATCGCCTCGGCCCCCGTGAATACGAACACGTTCGGATACTTAACGCTCGGCGTGACCGAAAAGCACCTCTTCGATTTCTTCAACGCGATGCACTCGACTGCCCCGGATTACCTGGACGTGATCTTGGAAAAACGCGACAAGAACTCACTTCAAGTAGAATCGCGCGTGCGGGTAGTACCAAAAGACTACGTTGGTATATCCACGTTCAACGTCATGGGTCCGCTTGCGCTCCAGGGAAACGACTACGTCTGGGTCTCGTTCACGGATAACGCTACCGGCACGGGACGCTACTATGTGCAGAAACGCCTGCAATCGGACATCGCCCAGATCGTCTTTGAGTACGTCTCTGACACTCCAATTTACGGAATCGCCACAGGCTCACAGAACTTCTTGCCCGGGAGGCGCGACTACGCGATCCCACTCGGGGACGACGGCTATTATTTGCAGCTCCGCTACTCAGAGACAGGACTCGACAATAAGTTCAAGCTCAACTCCCAGACTTTTCTAAACATAAAAGAGGACTTGAAAGAGAGGTGATAGACCATGAGGAATGTTAGTTTAAAGTTCGGTTTTGGAGCACTTCTGTTACTGACTAGCGGTAGATTGCAAGCTGAGCATACTCTTTTTTTCACCAACGCTAACAGCCTGACGACGGGCACGGTTAGTAACGCCTTAATTGATTCGTCTTCAGTCACAAAACGCGGCAACACGTTTAATGTGGCTAACTCGCTGCTCCTGCTCGATTCTAATGGAAAAATCCCCGATTCTTTGGCACTAATCGCTTCAACCAATACGGTCGCTTACGGACTCGTAATTTCAACTGTAAGCAGCGGAAACAGCATCATCACGGCTTCCGCGAGCTTCATAAATGTTATGGGATGCGAGACGGTGGACTTTACCTCCTCCGCTGTGCTAACGAGGAATGGCCCGGGCGGTCTCGACGTTGGGGTGGTAGCTTCAAGTCAATCTTACGCGCTCCTTGCGATTGCGAACAGCGCATGTACTCAGTTCGGGGTGATGTTCACGAGCCAGCCGTTCCATCGACCGATCATGCCTTCCGGTTTTACTAAATGGCGGCCTCTGGCGAATATCTACAACAATTCCGGGGGAACTCCCGTAACGCAGATCAAACGCGGCAGAAAGGTGACGCGATTCACTCATCAGGTTCTTGCGGACGTGGCTAACCTCGGGACAGCAGAATCCCTCCTCGACCTCACGCAATGGGTCTCGTCTAACGCCGTATCAATCAATCTTCATTATCGGATTACAGGTTCCGGGTCTGCGGGGACGGCCTCCTTCGTTTTGAAGTCGAAAGGACAGATCGGGGCTGGCGGCGGGGGAGCGGATGAAAGCATCAGTTACGTTATTCCCGATTCCGTAAACGGGACGCTTCTCGCCGGAGATGTGGCCTTGCCTGTCCTAGATAAACCCATAATTAGTTTCTATGAACTTTCAAACGTGGTCGGATTCACGCTTTTTCTGACAGGTTACGAGGAGGAATTCTAATGAAGAAATTGGTTCTTGCATTGCTTTTAATCCCCGCGCCGCTATTTGCCGACTTCTATGTCTTTTACGATGCCGGGACTGGGGAAATAAGCGAGTTAAGCATCTCTAAAATTAGCGCAAGCGAAGACAGGACGCTCTCCATTGTTTCGGTAGGCGACGACGCGCCTATCGTTAAAGAAGGACGGCGTTTTTACAAGATTGTAAACGGGTCGGTGGTAAGGAAATCAAGCGTCGAAATAACGGCAGATTCCAACGCCGAAAAGTTAAATCAGATCATCAACCGCCTCATTATTCTTAAAGCCCAAGCCTCCGCCCTCGCGTCCATTGCGCTTGATGGTATTGACGTTTCAAGCAAGATTGCGGCCACTCAATCCATGATTGACTCTCTGAAAGTCGAAGCGTTGGCTCTAAAATGACCGAAAAGAACGGTGAGAAATCCAAGCTCATCTACTGGCTTCTCAGCGTGATCCAGATATTCATTGTTTCTTTTCTCTGGTGGCTCGGCTCGAACGCCGTTGAGGCAAAGACCGACATAGCGACGTTGAAGGCGAACTACGCGTCGATTGATAAGTCCCTGCAAGATATAAAGGGGCTTCTCACTCAAAGGGGTAGGCAATGAGCGAACTTTCCGTCCTTGAGCTATACCGCGTTCCCTCAAAAGACCTCGGCACGTTCGGGGTTTTACTCCAAGAATATCCAATCTGTAATACCCTCGAACGGCCATGGCGCGACAATCTGAAAGGCGTTTCTTCCATCCCCGCAGGACTCTATATCTGCAACCGTGTTGCGGCTACAAATAAAATTCCCTACGAGCATTTTCTTCTCTCTGGCGTACCCGGGCGCGACGGTATCGCCATTCACAAGGGAAACACGATTGAAGACATAGAAGGGTGCATTTTAGTTGGGGTTTCTTTCGGCAATATCGCCGGAGTCCCGGCGGTTCTTCAAAGCGGTATCGCGTATGACCTCCTGATGGGAAAACTCAAGGGAATCAACGCGTTTCGGCTTGCAATCAAGGATGCCGCATAACCTGGACGCTCTCATTACGGTTTACAGAGTCGCCGTTGTCGCCGCTATTGGAATAGGCATCTTCTTTATTTTCTGGTTGATATACGAGTGATGTAAGCGCGGAGGGTTTACGGAGCTTCATCGTTACGAGATCAATACCAACTCACGGACTATACGCATTTACCCCGTGGGAGATTTGCAAAGAGGCGATCGCGGGTTTCGAGAAGATTTGTGGGATAGATGGAAAAAGGACGTTCTTGCCGATAAGGACGCTTACATTATAGGGCTCGGGGACTATAGCAATAGTTTCCGGCCTACCATTCAGAAAGAGTTAAAGCGGGCTTTCATAAAGGACAACGAAGCTCACCAAGAGCTTGACTACATGGTAATGAAGGAAATGCAAGCTCTTGCCGATGAGTTGAAACCGTTCAAGAAAAGAATCATCGGCCTTTTAGAAGGACATCACTTTCACAGCATGTTGGCCGGAACGTCATCGACGCAGTACCTTTGCCAGCTTTTAGGCGTGAAGTATCTCGGGTTTGTCGGACTCGTTCGTCTTGCCATTATGAGAGGGAATTCTGGCCCGTACTCAATTGATATTTTCGCCACGCACGGGCAAGGCGGATCAAGTTTCTCGGCTACGGACTTGGGGAACCTGGAACGCAAGATCATGCCTTACTGGAACTTTGACATCTACCTACGTGGACACTCGACAAAGGTCTACGCGGCTCCTGGCGGGCCTTTAAGTTATCTCAGCACAAATAGAAACGGCGTTCTAAAGCTCCACCATAGGAAAAGATGGCTTTGCAACACGGGCGGGTTTATGGAGGGTTACGTCCAAGGTCAGACGGGCTACGTCGAGGAGAAAAACCTTTCGCCGTGCGCTCTAGGATGGGTAACGATAGCAATTCATCAGAAAAGTAACGGTGAATTTGAAATATCGCCAACAGTTAACACGCCATGAAAAGGCACGATTGTTTAGCGTGCTTAGTTAAACACTACGATTTGGTCAAGATTAAGAAGGGTCGCGGGTTCAACTTCTTTAACGGAATAGAGATCAAGAACGATAGCGAGATGGATATTCAGGTTCTAGTCCTAGAAGACCATGGATGACGAAAAGGACACTTACAAATGCCTGATATGCGGAGCGTCGGTTGAATGGTCGGCTCCGAATTGTATGGTTATAACGTGCCCAGCGTGTTCATCGCCGGTTCACGTCGGCCCTTGCTCGATATGATTGACCCCTACGCCGAAGCTCTCAACGATTCCGTTATCTGGACAATCATGTTCTGCACGATTATTTTCTGGATCGGATGGCTGATCCATAGGAGCATGAAATAATGCCTCTCGCCGCTATCCTTGGACTTGCGAGTGCGTTCTTATCTCTTGCAAAAGTCTGCATTGAGAAATTTGTCCCCGCTCGAACGACTAAAAAGAGCAAGGAATATGAGATAAGAAAGCGGCTGATTGAACGGGCCGAGAAATGGCGGCTTATGACGAATGAAGAACGAGCGCGGATCAAATGCTCGAAAAGACAAAAGCCGCAATAATCGCATGGTTCATTCGCGGCATAGTAGCGGACGAAAACACACTTAGACAACGCGCTTTCATCGCTTTTACGCGCCCGAAGGTAAACAAATTTTTCAAGGAGGTGGAGAAGATGGAAACGAAAAGCAAATGGAAATCAAAAGCAGTTTGGACAGCAATAATCGGTGTTGTTCTTGGTGCAATTCAGCCAGTATCTACTGCATTAGGACATCCGATTGCAGTTCCAATCTGGGTTTATGAAATTCTTGGATTTTACGGATTGTACGCACTTCGAGATGGACAAGGAAAAACTATTCAATAGGTTATACCGAGTTTACTAGAGTTTATCGGATCTCTATAAACTCCAGTAAATTCGCTATAAGTCCCTAGAATCTAGGCAGTTCAAAAATCGTCCTAGATTCTAGGTAAAACACACTAAAAGACGCAAATAAGCAAAGTACAGGTTACTTAAAAGGAGAGAAAATGAAGAAATCACTTGTAGCATTTGTACTACTTTTGGGGATGGCCGGAATGGCGAAGGCGGAAGGGTATTGGGGGGAGGTCTGGAATAAGCTCTATTCTGACCCGAAATTCACACTTTTGGAAACTGTGAGCCCGCTCTATTACTATGACTTTCTGGAAGGGAAGAATCTCGGTGGAGCCGTGACTAAGTTCTATGCGCTTGGCGCGGATGGGATTTTCACGGTTGACGCGGGGTGGCTGGGTTCCGTAGAAACCGCGCAGGACAAAGGCGCGGCCCTGCTTGGGGTTTCAATTCATACCGACAAACTTATTCGCGTGCTGGCTCCTCAGATTAACGAGATGACGCGCGCCTATCTCCCCGATAGCGTTCAAAAGTTTGTGGACGCGTTCTCGTTTGGCCCGGCGTTTTCTTTTAACTCTGAGTTGGAGCGGCTTTCGGCGGGGATTACGGCCTCGGTTGAACTCAGTTTTTGAGCCATAAACATGTCCATAGTGATTGGTTTATTTTTTCGTTGTAACCAGTAACGTAAAAGTTCTCTATTAATATTTAGTTTCTTAGACCATTGTTCTAATGTAAGAGTTTGCCCATTGTACGTAAAACGTACATTTGATCTTTTATTGTTTTGTTGATCTGAACGCGTAGACCATTTGCAGTTTTCGGGTGAATAATCTTTGTTATTATCAATTCTATCTAGCGACATATGGATTGGTTTCTTACCCATGTCTGCGTAAAAATTATTAAATATTTTCCATCGGTTGCATACTTTTATACCACGTGCTCCGTACCTTTTGTAAGTCGGTATTTTTGGGTTAGTGCATCTCTCAAGCATATTAATCCATGTGCGGTACGTAAGCGTTTTAGTCATCCCATGTTTAGTTTTTCTAGGAAGGCACCCACAAGATTTCGACCTGCCATTTCTGAGCGCATCGTAACGTACGAAACTTCTATTTCCACATACGCAAATACATTCCCAGCGGATTCTTCCTCTTTCAAATGTTTTCTTGCCAATAACAGTCCATTGATAAAATTTCATACCAACTGCATTAATGTTATTTTTCATTACTAATCTCCAATAAAAAGCCCCGCACAGTTGCGCCTCGACCGAAGCCGAGACTGTGCGGGGGTAAAATAAATCTTCGGTCAAGAGGCGCATTTACATTAAACCACTAACGAGAATTAAATGCAATCCAAGCGGCCTAGTGTGGTGCTTTTTAGCGGGGCTCAACTTCGGTTTTAAGAAAAAACGGTAAAAATCACGGTAAAAAAGTCGTCATTTTCCGTCTAAGACTACTACGGTTTACAAAACCGTTGCTCCACCGTTGAGCTACGCGGGCAATTTCTAATTATTTTTACTGACGATGAAATAATCCGAATTCTCACTCGGTAAATCGTTAAATCCACTTGTTGCTAGGTTCATATAGTCTCTAATCTCAAAGATTCTCTGGCTAGTCTTTTTGATGGTGTACGGTAATTTTTACGGTAACTCACGGTAGCTTAAATCCATAGTTCTCGTTCTCCACTTGCCGCATTAAATCCTGATCTTGGAAATGTCCGTAAGTGTCCTTTGTGACCTTAATTGAGGAGTGTCCCAGAAGCCCGGAAACGTACTCTATTTTGATTTTAGAGCGTGTCATAGCCCAGGTAGCCGCCGTATGCCTGAAATCGTAAAATCGGAAGCGTCCCGTGAATTTACCGCTCTCCTTAGCCGCCTTGACCATCTTCTCCTGCCTGTCATTGATCTTATCGACTGTCCAGCCGGGGAAGATTGGGCCGCTTTTAACCCTGTCCACCATGTAGCGGATCACCCTAGGTATCGGAATTACCTTCTCCGACTTCTTACCTTTCCTGACCTTCTGGACATGGGCCAAATAGTCGTGAATATGTTCCTTCCTAAGCCGTATAAGTTCGCCCTCTCGGAGCTTGGAATAGATAGAGAAAGCGATGATTTCCATGAAATCTTTATCCGGCTTTCCCTCTTTGAGTAAAACCTTGAACTCCTCCGGCGTAAGAGCGCGTCCTACCTTAATAGGGGTCGGCTTCTTTACGAGCTTGGCCGGGTTCCTATAAATCCATTCCCGTTCTGTCGCGTACTCCAACATAGCCTTTAATGCCACGAGCTTGATAATGACCCCGTTGACCGAGTATTTTTGAAGGAGATTCGCCTTGTACTGCTCAATATGGCCCTTTGTGAGATCGGTTAGCTTGGCCTCGCCATATGATTTAAGGAAAGCCGGAATGTGATCTTTAATGTGGTTTACAGTAGCGGGGGCCTTCACTTTCTCCGAATGCTTCAAATACTCGTCGTACAAATCCTGAACTGTCAGATTGTTGTCTTTATCGCCTACCCTTAACCGTCTTTCCAGCTTATCTTGCTCAGTTAGAAGGTTCTGGTACGACTTCCCGCAAGGGATCGGCTTTTGCTCTTTACCGTTTTCACGGTAATAGAGATACCAATTCCCATTGATCTTGCGGGGCCAGCTCATTAAAATTTATAGGCGAGCGTATATCCGTAGGCGTTCTTGGTAGGAGCCAAAGCCCATTGCTTGTAGTACCGATTTCTTTTTACTAGATAATTCAGAAGAACTGCTCCGCCGATTCCAACGGACACAATGCCGCCAATTCCTAAAGCCTGGTTATTCGTTTTAGTTTCTTCCCTAGTAACGGCCACCATTGCAGTTGTTGTCCTTCTTTCCGTCTTTGGATCATAGGAAGTGTAGAAATACTCGACTCCTGCCAACGTGGGCTCTCTACCGCCAGCGGGAATACTTGTTCTCGACCAACCCATTGAGACATTGGGATCGCAAGATGATGGGAAGGGTGAAACGTCTCTGCTATCAATAAATCCGGCATTATCGTAAAGGCTAACTCGAACTGTTACACCATTCAGTCTTACATTTCCCGTATTTGTTAAACCACCACTGGCATCAACCCACCAACTAATAATCTGATATTTATCCCAACTCCATCCACTAAAACTGGTTACCGCCGGAGCCGAAATATCAACATCTTTTGTCGTGGTTACAGGAACGATCTCTGTCTTGATTTCTGTGACCTGTTTGAACCCCTCCAACGCTAAAGCCGCCCCTGCGCCAACCATAACAACGCCTAGAATTGCCTGAACGATACTTGGTTTTGCGTACTTTTGAACTTTGTCCGCCGCAAATATTGGGTTTAAACCTATAAGACTGACCAGGATTACTATCAGTAGCTTTTTCATGGAAGTTCCTCACTTAATTATTTCCCCCAAATTCTTTCACGTCGTCGCAGACCTTACAGGGAACAATTTTAAATCCTGCTCCACCGCAGTTGGAACAAAAAAATTCACCGTGCATCAGATGGCAAACTTCCTTTACGATCTTTGTTCCCTTGCAGGCAACACATAGCTGGATCACCTGAAATGGGAAAGTTATTTGATTTATTGGTTGCCAGCCTTTTTGTTTTTTTTTGTAAGTATGCTCGGATCGTGCTCGAGTTTCTCGATGGCATGAAGTTTATCAACCGTGTATTGAAGGGTATTTTTTAATTCTTCCAT